TGACTTATCCAAGAGCAGTTATAGTACTGTTGAGGCTACCCAGCTGGCTTTTCTTACTGATACATTATCACCATTACTAGAGAAGATAGAATTAGAGTTTGAAAGGAAGCTGTATAAGCCTTCTGAAAGGAGTAGAATAGATGTAAGATTTGATACTTCTGTATTACTAAGAGCAGACAAACAATCTTTAGCAAACTACTACAATACACTATTTAATATCGGTGTGGTTAGTGCCAATGAGATTAGAAAGCAGTTGGATTTACCTGCTGTAGATGGTGGAGATTCCCATTTCGTACAAGTGAATCTAATGGAAATTAAAAATGCTGCTAATAACATTCCATCTAATAACAATATAATCAATGATACAGACAATTTACAAGGGAACTGACTTAGTATTCAATATTAAGTTG